CATTATTACTCTCCAATTTTATTAATCCAAGCACTCACGGTATTACGGTGCTTACCAGTAATTTCACTTACTTCAGCTATAGTACATCCTTCAGCCAATAATTGCAAGCCTTTTTCTTTAATATCTGATTTATTTTCCAATTTATCCAATCTCTTATCTGTAGCTACAGCGTGATCTACTAATAATCCTGTTATATTTTCGAGATTAGCCACCCTGTTAGCAAGATTAACTTGGTCGCTCACACTATTCAAGAAACTACTTAATGTACTGGCAGAACGTATATTACGCTTAGTACCGCTGTTCCATATTTTAGTATCCCTCATGAGAGAAAATGTAGGATGATCCTTATTCTGCCTAATACTATAATCAATTACATTCTTATAAATTGGACTATGTTTGATCTCATCAACCCAAGTTTCCTTCTTAGTATACTTATCAGAGATAGCTTGCAAGGCTTTATTAGCATTGTCACCACTATCTAATACATACTTATAAGCACTCTCAGTCTCATCTTTAGTAGCCCTCACTCTCTTCTGTATCACACCAGAGTCTATTAAATCCTGTATCAGATTAGAACGTTCGGCCTCTTGAGTGGAAAGGAGAGTTTTAAGTTCTTTAGACACAACTATAATCCCACTTATCTACGATAGTATGCGTCATAGTATCATAAACATGCCCCCATTCGTGATCATACATACTACTACCGCCAGCATTCGCTTCACATCTTAACTTACCAACCCTAGTTGCATCTTCTTGTGTATCAAATGAGTTCAGAAAATCATTCATACCCCCACAAGGATAACACTGTTGACCAGTAAACACCATAAATCGTCCCATACTTAAACCCTCTTAGTAAAATTCCAGAAAAATCCTATACGAATAATCCCCCATAAAATACCCCCCTTTACAGTCCGCACTCATCTTCTAAATAAAAATCACAAAACATTTTCTCAGTATCCCTTGTAATATTACTTTGAACTTCAAACATAGTTATACTAGGTGGATTACCAGTAAAAGGGCTATACTCGTACATAGCACCGTGTTTGATTAATAACTTCCTAAAATCAGATATAAAGGCTTCTTCCCTTTCTTTCGCTGTAACCATAATATTCTCCTATAGATTGTGAACAAAATCCCACTGAATCCTATCTCCATTATTGTAAATCCTATACACCTCATGCCCTAATAAATAAGCTGTATTGTTATTGTGATCTAATCCCCACATCATCATACGTGCATCATCTACAATTTGCAATCGAATACTCTCTTCTTTACAACGTAATGATAGTGCATCTTGGAACTCTTTCTTCTTCCATTGTTTGAAATCTGCTGGTGTCATATTATTTCCCCAGTTTAGCCTTTAGAAACTCGTACTGTTCTAGTTGTATAGCTATATTTTCCTTACGTCTCTCTTCACGAATAATCTCAGCATCTTCTTCAGAGATTAGACCTTCATGTTCCATAACAAATAATTCTATATCTGATTTAAAATTTATATAAGGACTGCCCTCATCATATTCATCATTCTTAGCTACTAGATGGAAATAGCTACCACCTTCGAGTTTAATAAGTAACCCATTGCCACAATAAGACCAGTTTGCACTCTCAATGACTTTACCTTTCAACTCCTCTAAATCTACTATTCTTTTCATGCTATTCTCCTAATTAATGAACTCTAACTGCTGCATTCATAAAAGTATCTACATCTACGAATATCTTATAGTTTCTCACGTAACATCTACCTTTGTCAACATATATTTCTCTATTTATATATCTACCCAACTTTAATTTGCAATGTACATCTGTCATATCAGGAACAGGGGAGATAAGAAGCAGGGATAGCCCTATAATGTACCTAATCATTTGTCTTTACTATAGCTTTGCAATACATTCAATAGTACATCTTTAATTTCACGTACTTCTTCAGATTTAACTACATCTTCACCTACTTCGCTTGCTGCTATTAAGTACATAGTTTCTTTTGATGGGATTAAGATAACAGAGGATATTAAAATAATTGTAACAGTGATTAACTTCCGTGTATAACCAACTAAAGACTTTTTATTAGTTAAATGGGTAGCTAAGGCTTCCTCCCACTGGTCAACTGGTGTGTGAGAATAACACTTAGGGGCTTCACTTGCATGGAAGACAGTTACAAGTAAGATAACAACACTGATAGCTACACTCCACCACATCAATACCTCTACTTTAGAGATTAAGTCCGCAACGTATAACAAAACTGATAATGTATTCATAATAATATTTTCCTAATTGATTTGATTGAGTGGTAATAATAAACTAATGCAACACCTCTGTCAATACTTATTTACAGATATTAATAAGAATCTAATACCATTAAATTACTAATAAGGGTTGACACAAGAGGATAAGGATGATAGTATGGAGTTTGAATTGATTATATTAAGGAATACAACAATGACACGTATCAATATAGTAGAACCTGAGCAACTAACTAAACAACACCTGTTAGCTGAGTATAGAGAGTTGCCTAGAGTGTTCACACATATTCTTAAAGCAGCAGAGAAAGGTAAAACTACAGATGACTTTGATATTCCAGATAAATATACAATTGGTAAAGGCCATGTCACATTCTTCTATGATAAAGCAGATTATTTATACTGGCGATTCCATAATATAGCAGATGTATTAGAAGGTACATTTGAGGTTAATTTGAATAAAGATTTAATAGATAAGGTAGACAATGATTATGATAAACTTCCAGAGTGGGCTTATGGTGAATATTCTCCAACACCAGAAGAGGTATATTTGAATATGTATAGATTAGCAAATAGGCACTTCTTTAAGTTGACTAATGATCATAATGATGATATTGTAGTTGCAATTACTAATAACGGAGATAAATAATGAGTAAGAAATTGACTAAAGAAGAAGTAACATTATTCCCACAATTTGTATATAATGCTATTATGACACCAGACGGTACTATATTACATTCAAAACATAGACATGATTATATCTTATATGAAGATGCTAATGGCGAAAAATATATGCTAGATGGAGGTAATGACTATAGACGTACACATATTAATGAACAAGAAGCTACAGATATATCAGTGACATACAGTGACAGCATAGATAAGATAAGAGAGCATCTAGTGTGGGGTACTTATGGCAAAGATGGAGAATTAGAGCTTAAAGAAGTATTATTAAAAGATATGAGTGATAATCATATTAAAGCAATTATTAATGATGGATATAAATTAAACCCTGTGATGAAATTAGAGTTGCTTTATAGGGCAGAGAATGATATTATTATTTTAGATTAATTGGATTAGAGGTATAAATGAACACACAAGAAGATGCTATTAATGCCATCAAATCTGGAAATAATGTAGCTCTATTCGCTTCGGCAGGAAAAGGTAAATCATATATTATTAAACAGATGTTAGACCAGTTTACTGTGCTTGTAGCTCCTACTGGTATAGCTGCTCTTAATATAGGAGGTGAGACAGCTCATAGCATCTTTGGACTACCTTTTGGTATACCTGTAGAGAAGGATAAGACATCACATAGTAAATCCTTTATAGAGTTATTTGGAGGTAACAGTAAGATTAAAAGGGTTATCTTTGATGAAGCACCTATGTTATTATCTTGCCACTTAGATTTAATTGATGTTAAACTTAGACATATTAAGAAGATTAATAAGCCATTTGGAGGTATCCAAGTAATTCTCACTGGAGACCCATTTCAACTGCCACCAATCATTTCAGCACAGGATAAAAGATTATATAGAACCCTGTACCGAAGTGGATTTATATTTGATTCTAAAGTGTGGGATAAGGCTAATTTCCAAGTATTAGGTTTAGATAAGGTTTATAGACAAAGTGATGTAGAACAGATTAGATTACTAGATGCTATACGTTCTAAAGGAGATGGGTGGAAACAAGCTGTAGTAGACATTAATAATATGTGTAAATACGAAGCTAATGATAACACTCTGAATCTATGTGTATTCAATAAAGATGCAGATATTACTAACGAGAAGCATTATAAGAAGAATACTAATAAGCCTAAGCAATATGCAGCTATTATTAAAGGTAAGTTTAAATCTAAAGATTGTATCGTAGACCCTATTATTAGTCTTAAAGAAGGATTACGTGTTATTATTTGTGCCAACTGTCCAGACAAAGCATATAAGAATGGTCAAATGGGTGAAATAGTTTCTTTACATGATGATTATGTTATGGTAAAGTTAGACAATGGTGACGTAGTGAGTGTAGAGCCTAATAAATGGGAATCTCATAAATACAGCAATGGTGTTACAGGATTGAAGCGAAGTGTTATAGGCTCTTGCACTCAGATACCTATTAGACAAGGTAATAGTATATCCATTCACAAATCACAGAGCTTGACCTTAGACAATGTAGTTATTAATATGGGTAAAGGTGCATTCAGTCCTGCATTAACTTATGTAGCATTATCAAGAGTTAGAGATTTAAGAAATGTAGCACTCACTAGACCAATAAAAGAATCTGATATTATTATTGACAAACGTGTACAGACATATTATAATACTTTAAAACTTAAATAAAACTAGGAGAATACTATGTTCGTTATTATTACTTGGAATAAAGATGAAGTAGAATACACACGCTTACTTGAAGATGAAGACGTTTGCACGTTAGTCTTTGACACATTTGTAGAGGCAACAGATTATACATGGGCTAATGAAGAATTATTAGATGATACATTTAAGATTGTGGAGTTAAGTTAATGAACCTTAAAAACAGTACATTTGAAACACCATTTGGATATACAGACAGCAATCATGCTCCTACTAACTTAACTAAAGTAGATGTAATATGTTTATACGGAGGACATGTCACATATTGCAATAACTTTGTTGTTTATAATAAAGAACGGTATTGGGATACAGTGGGTAATATTATTGGTGATGTAGTGGCTTGGAAGCGGAGGTATTGATATGAAGCTAAGTGAGTGTACTATAGGAAAAGTTGTACAATTAAAGAAATTCACTTATGATGAATTGATGGATGGCAGAACCTATGGATTTGGACACGTTGTTGAGTTTAAGTATATGACTGGCAATCTAGCAGTAGTTGTGGATACACCTTGGGATGGTTTACAATATTACCTCCCAGAAGACTTAAAACCACTGGAGGATTAACTATGAGAGATATCATAACAAGTGACACAGATTTATGTACTTTACTTAGGAAGTACACCAATAGCCCTACTACACTAAATAGCCAAGCTGCTAGTAGAATAGAAGAACTAGATGAATGTTTATCTATGGTTAGGTCTAATTTAGAATCTCTAACTTTTAAGAAAGTACACCCGCAACAAGAGATATTAACTATAGAACAAATAATTGATATAATTGATGATTACAAGGGAGATTAAACATGTTACTGACAATGCACATCGTAGGTTGCGTATTCTTCTTTTTACTATCATACTCACTGGGCTTCTTTATTAGTCAAAATCAATGTAATAAGAGTATGCAAACAATCTTAGCAGAACATATACAACATTATTTACAAGTAGGTATGAAGATAGGAAGAGAGCTAAATTCTGAGGAAAAGTTGCCAGATATTATTCCTCATAAAATACACTAGAGAATTAATATGACAGAAGAAAGAGACAATGGTGTAATACTGGGTCATCACGAATGCCCTGATTGCGGCTCTAATGATAATCTAGTAGTATATGAGAAGCCAGATGGCAGTGTTGATGGGTATTGCTATAGTCCAAATTGTATTAGCCCTAGCGGCAAAGTAGGCTTCAAGAGTAATAATGAGCTATACAAAACATATTTAAAAGATGAATATGATATAAGAAGAATTGATAGGAGTAAAAAGAAAGTGGCAGAAGATGATAAGCCAGCACGTAAGCGTACTACTAAGGTTGCTAAGGAGAAGAAAGCAATCACTCCAGAAGAGAAAGCATCTGTACATAAGCAATCATCTATTAAAGGTGGTGGCTACCGTAATGTATTAGACAAGTACAATAAGAAATTAGGTATTCGTACATCTTTCTCAGATTCAGGAGGGGTAGAGTATCGTTGGTATCCAGTAACAGAAGGAAAGACTAAAGAAGGTAAGCCTAATTTAGTCGGATATAAGAAGCGGATATGTGCTACTAAGGATTTCCGCTATGTAGGTAAAGGGTCTGGAGATGTAGACTTATTTAATCAGTGGAATTGTAGTGGAAATGGTAAGAGGTTGGTTCTGGTCGGCGGCGAGGAAGACACCTTAGCGGCTGTACAAATGATTGAGGAATACAGAAAGACTAGCAAGAATGCAGCACCTGTTGATGTTGTATCTAGTAGTATTGGGGAAGGCTCAATAGATAAGCAATGTCAGTTAAATTATGATTTCTTAGATGGATACGAGAGTATTATTATATCCTTAGATGCTGACACGGCTGGGGAGAATGCCACTGAGAAGTTAATCAAAGTATTACCACCTAGTAAAGTTAAAGTGATGCAACAACCAAGTGGCTCGAAAGACCCTAGCGATGCTTTGCAGAACGGAGATGAAGAGCAGTGGGTTAGATTATTATATGCTGCAACTAAACCTAAGATTGCTGGCATAGCTGGAAGTAGTACCATATTTGATGATATTATAGAGGCTTCTACTAAAGAGAAAATAGAACTACCGCCTTTCCTGAATAAAGTTAATGTAATGCTGAATGGTGGCCTCACTATGAATACATTTAATATTATTGCAGCTCAGACAAGTATTGGAAAAAGTAGTGTTACCAATGAGATACTACATCACTTAGTAATGAACTCTAAGGCTAAAGTAGGTGTTATGTCTTTAGAAGCATCTAAGGGTGTATTAGGTGAACAGTTATTATCTTTACATCTAGGTAAGCGTATCTCATCACTAGGCTCTATAAAGGCTAAGACTGATTACCTAATGGAGAATAGAGACAAGGCTAATGAGTTCTTTATGGATGAAGATGGGGATGATAGATTCTTTATTATGGATGACCGTTCATACTTGTCTACAACAGATGAAGTGTTCAAGCAAATAGATAAGCTAGTCAGAGGTCTAGGTGTAAAAGTATTGATAATTGATGTACTATCTGATTTAATGGATAACTTAGATATTAATGCACAAGCTGAGTTTATGGGTAGGATCAAGAAGCTAATAGCTAACAATGAGGTATGTATTATAGGTATTATGCACATGCGTAAAGAGGCCACAGGCAAGGATAGTGACCCTCACTTAGTTAATGAGCATAGTATCTATGGAAGCTCTACAGCAGTTAAGAGTGCCAGTACAGTGTTATTAATGTCTAGGGATAAAGTAAATGAAGATGAAGAAGTACGTAATACTACTAGGGTAACACTAACAAAGAATCGTATGAATGGTATCACTGGTAAGTGTTGTGAGTTGTACTATGACCATAAAGCACATAAACTACACGATAAAGATGTGTGGTCTGAGTCACAAATAGAGGGGTATTAAATAAATGCGTTACGTCTTTGATATTGAAGCAACTGGATTATTAGATGATTCTACAATAGATTATACATCTAGTCCTTATGTCTTACGTCCTAACTTCAATATTCATTGTATTGTTGTTCAGGATATTGATTCAGATAGATTATTATGTTTCTATGATGGAGAAACGTATACATTTGATGGAAGAGAACACAGCGAAGTAGTAGAGGGTATTACATACTCATTGTCAGATTACAAGCCAGTGACTTATGAGCATAGGCAACTAAAAGAATTTAAACAGTTTGTATTGGATAATCCTGATTCAGAAGTTATTGGGCATAATATTTTAGGATATGATCTATTAGCACTTAAACTAACTGATAATATGGACTATACAGTTAAGCACGAACTGGAAGGTACAGATACTTGGTGTGGTCTTGATATGACCTTCTCTGATACTATGATAATGAGCAAGGTATTTAACGCTGACCGTGTAGGCTCACACTCATTAGATAACTTAGCTAAATTAACTAAGAAAGATGAGAAGTTCGAGTTCCGCAAAGGGATGAAAAAAGATGACAAGTTTAAACACTTTGCTGGAGATATGGTGTACTATTGTCTGAGAGATGGCATTGCAAATAAAAATGTTTATAACTACCTCAAGTGGGAAGAAAGTTTAGACGATTGGAATTGGAAACCTGCTCTATGTTTAGAACACAAAATTATGGAAATAGTTACCAGATCCTCCCACAGAGGATTTGCATTCGATAAAGACTTAGCTGAGAAGTGCATCAAAGAATTGGATGAATTAATGCAGGAGCGTAAGGATATTGTAGAACCCTTACTCCCTCCACGTAAAGCTACTAAGAAATTCTTAGGGGATCATACACCGCCTAAGAGTCAGATATTAGAGAAGGATGTGAATATTCCTGCTAGCTTCTTATCTAAAACTAACTTAGAGATAACTAAAACTGGACTCACTTGGTTAGAAAGAAATAATGCACAATATGACGAAGATACATACACTATCACTGTAAAAGGTAATAAAATTAAGCGAGATAGTTCAGAAGGATTTCCAAAAGTAGGATATACAGAGAAAACTATTTCAGCTAATATGAAGAGATTTGTTACTAAACATGGTGGAAGCTGGGACGAGGATAGTCTAACAGTTTCTATATTTGATAAGGAGATGAAGTTACCTATTGATGCAGTGCCTTTGAAGGATACTATGCCAATGAGAATTAGTGACAGTAGTGCTATTAAAGAGTGGTTAGTTAGTTTAGGTTGGAGTCCTTCATCTTATACTATGAATGATATAACACTTAAATCTGGAACTAAAATTAAGAGGACTCCAGAAGAGTTAGATAAGGCAGTAGATCGTTATGTTATGGAGACGTTGGAATCTCAGTTCTGTAAAGACAGGTGTGAACATTTAAAAGCTAGACCAACTTATCATAGCCTCAGAAGTAAGATTATGAAGAAAGCTGAGAAATATGGTTGTAAAGTATTAACCAGCCCTAGTCTAACAGTAGGTGCTGATAAGGAGCTATGCCCAGTGTTGGAAAGAATTTCTGAGGAATTTTCAGAAGTAAAAAACATCGTTGAACATGGAACTTTTAAACACAGACGTAATTCTATACTAGGAGGTGGTGCAGCTTGGGAAGATGGTGAGGAAGCAGATAAAGGGTTCTTAGCTAAGATTAGAGCAGATGGTAGAATAAGTACAGATTGTGATACTATGGGGGCTGGAACTGGACGTATGCGTCATAAAGGTGTGGTTAATGTACCACGTGTATCCTCCTTGTATGGTAAGAACATGAGAGCTTTATTTAAAGTTGCAGATAATTGTTTTAAAGTAGGTGCGGATTTTGCCAGTTTAGAGGCACGAGGCGAAGGGCATTATTGTCATCGTTACGATGTAGAAGGTAAACCCTATTGTGAATCTCTTACACTATCACAGCCTTTTGATGTACATACAATCACTTCTCAAGATATTAGTAAGGTATTAGGAAAACCATTTGGAAGAACACCAGCTAAAAGTGTTAAATATGGTTTGACATTTGGTGCAATGGCTGCTAAGATAGCAGTTATGTTAGGTGTAGATTTAAAAACAGCAGAGGGTATTGTTGATGCTTTCTGGGATTCAGCCAAACCATTGTCAGATTTAAAGGCTGCTGTAGAGAAATGGTGGAATAGTAGAGGTAAGAAGTATATTATAGGCTTAGATGGTAGACGTGTACCTACACGTTTTCAACATGCCTTACTAAACTCTTTATTTCAAAGTTTTGGAGCTATTGCAACTAAGACTATGGCAGTATTCTATGATAAGTTATTACTAGATGAAGGTTTAATGGTAGACTTCTTTAAGGATGATTGGGCTAATATGTCATACGCACAATTAATGATTATCATGCACGATGAAGTGGCTATGGAGGAGACTAAATCTAACTTTAAATGGAAGAAGTTTAATAGTGAAGAAAAAGCCTTGACATTTATAGAAGAAGATGATAAGATATGGAGTGAGGTTATACATGGTAAGAATAATAAATACTATGTAAATGATGTAGTGTTTAGTAGTAGGAAGAAGGCTAAAGGTTATATTAAAGAACATTCTTTAGATAGTGAAGTAGTACAAGATGATAATAATACTTATCACATAGGATACAGCAGATCTAGCGAATTAATACATACTGCTGTAAATATGACTAATGAACATTTTAAACTTAAAGTACCGTTAGAGATGGGATATGTCGTCGGTTTAGATTGGTCTATGACACATTAATGGGTTAATATATGGGTAAGAAATTAGAATTAAAAGGTCAGACTTTTGGTAGGTTAACAGTTATTAAAGAAGAACCTGTAAGAAGTAATGATGGTAAAGTTAAGTGGTTTTGTAAATGCGACTGTGGTAATAATACAAGTACTACTGGTAAAGATCTAAAAAGTGGAGACACAAAGTCTTGTGGGTGTTTAGTAAAGGAGTGGGCTAGTAAGTCAGCCACAATAAGAAATACCACACATGGGTTGTGTGAACACCCTTTATACATTATATGGAGAGGTATGAGGGTTAGGTGTTATAAAAAGTGGAGCAAAAACTATAAAAATTATGGAGATAGGGGTATAACAGTGTGTGACTCTTGGGAAGAGGATTTCATAAACTTCTACAACGATATGTTGTTGGGGTATAAGGAGGGGTTGCAATTAGATAGGGTAGATAATGATAAGGGTTATTATAAAGAGAATTGTAGGTGGGTGACTAACCAACAGAATCAGACGAATAAGGGATCAAAAATAGGGTCAACATCCAAGTATAAAGGTGTTTGTTGGTATAGAGGTGGTAATAGATGGTTAGCACAAATATATAAAGACGGTAAACATTATCACTTAGGTACATTCAAATGTGAACACGAAGCAGCCAAAGCTTACAACACTAAAGCATTGACACTCAACAGCGAATACGCTTACTTAAATAAAATAGAGGATTAGATAAAATGAGTATATTAGCAGTAACACAGAATGATATAGGACGAGTAATAGTAGACAGGGATGATAATTCAGAGTATAAGATAACAAGAGTAGACTTAGGAAGTGTATTAGCAGTAAGAGAAACCCATCTTTATAATTTAACTCATTCAAAAATACCTATTACAGATTTTCATAAGTTCTACTTTAAATATGAAGGGTCTGATATTACTAACACCCAAAACCAACGTAAAGTAGCAGCTAAACAATTACGCGATGCTTACGATAAATGTAGAGGATTAGATATGGGAGTATTTGTAGATGAAGTTGACTTAGGATTGTATATTACTTATGATGCCCCAGTGGAGGATTATTAGATGACTAAGAAATATATCAGTGTAGTATTTCAATACGAAGATGGGGCTAACTTACCAAGCAATTTAGTAACAGCTTTCAGTAGCTTCTCTAAGGAATATGAGGATTGTATTGTGTATGATACATGTGAAGGTAATGTTATTGATGAACACAGCAGAATGTTAGAAGTATTTGATAATATGCCAATTGATTTAGAAGAATTACTAGGAGAGTATGATGAGTAAATATCAAGTAGGGGATAAGTTTAATGCTACATTAGTGATAACGTACTTTGATGAAGAGGACGACGAGATTGGTTTTAAGGTGAAAGAGCTGAGTACTAAGGTACACGCCGCCGAAATAGCAGATTATTTCATAGCAGATTATTTCACACAAGATGAAGTGTCAGAAGCATTTGATCCAAACTATAAGGAAAGAATGAAGCAATTACGTATTAAAGAATTAGAGAAAGAATTAATTAAATTGAAAGGAGAAGATAAATGAGTGACAACTATATAGCGCAAGTACCCATCAACGGGTATGAACTAGAGCAAGGTAGTCAAGTGGGGTTAGAATTAACATTTGCTTGGCTATCACGTCAACTTAAATTAGGCGGTAAACTTAGACATAATGAAATGATTAGTCAGATTAATATTAAAGAAGATGGCGTAGTATTATTTGTAAAACCAGAGAAGTAGTAAACAATTAAATTAAGAGGAAATAACATGAAAACTAGGGTGATGGGTATTTTACTGGTAGCAGGTTTAGCTACAGGCTGTAGCGATGGTATATTCACTACAGCAACTACTAACCCACTGGTAAGTCCAGATTATAACTACGAGATTGATACTTGGGGTGCTAATTCAGAAGTATATGAGTTCACACCAAAATCAGATGTAACTAAAACTTGTGTTTTTGTCATGTTAGATAACGCAAGGGCTATGAGTATGCAATGTTTTAACAAAACACTATAAACAATTAAATTAAACTAAGAGGAAATGTAAAATGGCTTTAAAGAAAACACAACAACAGTCTGAAGGCACTGGCATTGATTATAACTTTCTACATAGTCAAGTAGAAGATGATACACATGAAGGCCGTATCTCTGTAATTATTGATGCTGGAATGCAGAAAGCTAAAACCACTGTATATGGTATTGGTATGAATAAGGATAATGTCAACTACTTCACATCGCGTGATGATGCTATTGATTATGTAAATGATGCGGTGGATTTAATGGGTGAGTGGGTTGCAGAGAACGAAGGCTACACTGATGAACCAGAGGAAGTTCCTGCTACAGAAGAGATTATAACTAAGCATAATTTAAAAGATGTAGAAGTGGATGATACATTATACCGCGTAGATTTTAACATTGTAACACCTAAAGACCGCGAGGAGATTATCTATGCTGTAGACTTAGTAGATACACGTGTACAATATAAAGAGGACGATGATAAAACTCTACAATTCCGTGTATGGCTAAATCAACTAGACTTTATGACTAGAGAGATGAAAGGCTTCTCTACTAAGTTTGCTCCTCCTAAGAAGAAAGGTGCAGCTTGGACATTTGCTCCTGCATCTATGCACACTAAGCTAGCAGAGGCTACAGGTAACAAAGGTGTTATTGATCCTTCACATGCTGATTTCGGTGATCTAAGTTTATTCCTAAATAAACCAGTAGGCGTACAGACCACTCAGAAAGAGTCTAGCAGCAATGGTAAGGATTATATCAACTTAAAGACCTCCACGCCTACTAGACTGCCTAAGAAAGTATTAGACTTAGGTGTTACAGAGTTAGATTGCACACCAGAAGCTATTGGCTTTGAAGACGCTACAGTAGAACAGTTGAAGAATGTCATGCCTAATAAGAAAGTATTAGACAAGATTAAATCTGCTGTAAACTACGAAGGTTCTCAGATGCAGAAAGCTATTGAAGAATATGAGGCTTCACGTAATCAAGGTGAGACTAAAGATAAAGAGGAAGACGATGCGAAGGTTGAAGAAGCTCAGGAAGCAAAGAAGCCAGCAAAAGTTAAGGCTCAGAAGGCTAAGCCTGAGGAAGTAGTCGGAGATGAAGATGATGATGATTCTCCCTTTTAATTAATAATTAGCTAATAGATAGAAGAGGGTGTGAAAGCCCTCTAGGATTAATTATGGCACTAATAGTAAAGAACAAAGATAGTAGGATTAAGCAATTCCCTAATAGTAAGATTACGGCTATTATTGACGGTGATTATATTGCTTATAAGAGTGCTGCTGTTGGGGATGAGCATTATATTGAAGTGTTACACACAACTACAGGTAAGGTCAAAGAGTTTAAGAATGTGACAGAATTTAAGGGCAGAGGTAAAGTAGTGGGCGGTTGGTTAGGAGATGTCAACTCAGAACGTGAAGCTAAAGGTAAACCTATCTTCTCAGTAGATGCTTTCACAATAGAATCTAAAGTTAGACGTAAAGTAGAGTTTGATGATGAGGGTAAGCAATTAACTGGAGAGGAATCTCTAAGAAATATACTGTATTCAGCTAAGTCTATGTTGAAGTCTGCACTAGAGGGATTAGAAACAGATAAGTATGTATTCTATATTGGCGGCAAGGAGAATCATAGAGAAGATATTTCTACCTTGATGCGATATAAAGGAAGCCGCATTAATACACCTAAGCCATTATTATTCAAAGAAGTTAGAGAATATCTTATAGATCATTTCAATGCTAAGGTAGTCACAGGTATTGAAGTGGATGATAAAGTGATCATGGATGCTTATGGTGATAACAGTAAGGTGGTAGTAGCAGTGGATAAAGATGCACTATCTCAGCCTGTAAGAGTGTTCAACCCTACTAAACCAGATAAAGGTATTATTGATTGTGATTGTTTTGGGGAGCTAACTGATTATGATAGTAAGACCTCTAAGGCAAACGGGTATGGAAGGATTCACCTATATTATCAAATGTTAGCAGGAGATACGGCTGATGAATATAAAGCTAATTGTATGTCTGATGTTAAGTATGGTCATAAATCTGCTTATGATGACTTACATGAATGTAAAGATGATAAAGAAGCTTTGACAAAAGTTATTGAAGTGTTTAAGAAACTGTATCCAGAAGCTAAAGTAGTGGAGAGCTGGCGTGGACAGGAGATGATGATAGATTTTCTTTCAGTCGCGCGCGAACAGTTTAAGTTAGTTTCAATGCTACGTTTCGAGGGGGACTCTAGGACGTTTGATACTGAATTAGCTTTGTATGAGGTGGAGTATGAGTATTGAAGACACCTTGCAAGAGGAGATAACCTCTGAGTTATCAAGGAGGAAGTATGTAAACAATGATGAAGGTAAAGCACAAATGATTGAAGATGTAACGAGTATAGTAAAACCTTACTTACCTTCGCCTACTGTAGAAGTGGAAATAGATTTTGATGAAGGTAATTATAATATATCTATAAAGGTAGATGTGTAATGAACATTGATGAGGAAGCAGAGAAACTATTTACCGCATTAGAGGAATCAACAGCTAAATTATTGTCAGGTGTTAGAGAGGATAAAGAGGTTGTAATATCAAATAGACGTAAATTTATATCCAACTTATATGAAACACCTTTGGCAAATGTTATACATGAAGGGGTTATAAAATGTATTAAAATTGAAGGTACTTTAACTTATGAATAAACAACAAGCAATAGATAATATCATGGATAACTTCGACTTCGGTACAACATGGAAAATGATGCAATGTGATAAAGGCTTTTGGATACATAATGCAGTGGATAATACTGAGAGTGTATTGCGGGAGCATTGTAGGGGTAGGTTAGAAGGTTTAGATTTAGTTGAGAATGATTACCAAACAGGAGGTTTTCATTATAAATATGAAGTGGAAGAAGGTAAGCATTATATGTCTTTAAGTTTTATAGGCGAAAGTTGGGATAATTATTGGGATTAGATTGTATGGAAATTAATGTAAGTTTTGATGTAGATAATTTGGTAGATTATTGGGGTGAAAAAGAAACAGATAAATACATTGCAGAGTGTATTAAAGAGTATTTCATTAAAGAGTTAAAGAAAAGCCCTGAGTATAAAGCACATATAAAACAGATGACTAAAGATAGCCTAGATAAATTGGCAGGTGAATAATGGATAATGTAAAATTAGAGCAAGAGTTTTCAGCAATGGTGTCTAAGTTAGCTAAAGATGGAGCTGATATATTAAAAGAGATGACTCCAGAACAGGCACATTTATTACACATGGGGATCGGAGTTGCTGGAGAGGCGGGAGAATTATTAGATGCAATTAAGAAACATGTCATCTACCAAAAACCATTAGATATAGAGAATATTATTGAAGAGGTTGGAGATATATATTTCTACCTAGAGGGGATTCACAGTGGAGTTAACTTTAGTAGGCGTACAGCTTTAGAGAAGAATCAAGAGAAGTTAGGATTACGTTATGCTAAAGGTAGTTATAGTAATAACCAAGCTAAAGAGAGGGCTGATAAGGTATGAGTAATCCTTGGGAGTTATACCCGCACATCTGGAAAACTAAAGCATCTTTCTTTAGTTATGTAAGAGGAGGATTAAGGCGCGCTTTATGGGAGAAATACCCAGTTAAATTAGAGTTTAAGAAGGAGCAATTAAAACCCCCTCCTATTGGATATGAAGGTAGAGCTAAGTCTGGAACTAAGTGTGCATTAACTGGAGAATGGACGGGAAACTCTAAACTAGAAGTAGATCACATAGAAGGGAATGCAAGCCTAAATGATTGGGATGATATTTTACCATTCGTACAACACTTATGTACAGTTAAAGATAACATGCAACTGGTCGAGAAGGAAGCTCATAAAATTAAGAGTTATGCAGATAAACATGGACTTACATTTGAAGAAGCTAAAGTAATTAAAGAAGCTATCAGTATTTGTAAAGGAGATGAGAAAGAGTGGCTTATTAGTAAAGGATTTATCCCAGAAGGTAACGCTAAGAAACGTAGAACGCAAGTTGAAGATTATTTAAGAGGAATGTAATTATGTCGGAAAGTATTAATATTTTTAAAGAAGCGGAGGTTGAAACAGTTGTAGCTTCTGTAACAATAGCAGATCATTTTGATGTTGATTTTAAAATAACAAAATACAATGGGGAATTATACATAGATGCAGAGTTAACAGAAAATATTGCCATAGATTTCCTAGAAGATTTAGGTTACACAATAACTAAAGAGAATTAATATGAGCTTAAAGGATGATAAATTAAAGTTACAAGTAATTAAATTAGACAATGAAGGATATACACAAACTAGAATTGGCATGATCGTGGGATTAGCACCTAACACTATTTCAGACTTTCTTAATAAGAAGACATTTAATGTGTGGTGGAGTCAGTTTGATAAGGGGGTGGAGGAGTTTGGTGAGGCTTTTGAGAAGGTTAAACATAGCGAGAAGTACGAGAGTATAGTTGCTGTTAATCTGGATCTAGATACTACCCCAGTGCCAATTAAGATTGAAACTACAGTAGGTAAGATACACGACGATTGTACACACTTTGTCATTCCAGATACGCAAGTAAAACCTAATATCAGTTTAGATTATTTACATTGGGTGGGTATGTATATTGCTAATCGTAAACCTGATGTGATAATCCACTTAGGCGATCACGCAGATATGGAGTCTCTGAGTAGTTATGATAAAGGGAAGCGATCAGCAGAAGGTAAGCGAGTAAAACAAGATATTAAGTCTGCCATAGAAGGTATGAATGTATTGTTAAAACCTGTATATGATTTACAGAAGAAACAATTAGAAGAGTTCGGAGAGATCACATATAAACCACGTATGGTGCTAACTTTAGGTAATCACGAGTACCGTATCAGCAGACATGTGGATGCTAATCCAGAGTTGTTCGGATTCTTAGGCTACGATGATCTCAAATACAAAGAAAATGGTTGGGAAGTATATGACTTCTTAAAACCTGTAATTGTGAACGGTGTCACTTATGTTCACTTTATGGCTAACCCAATGACAGGCAAACCATACGGAGGTGCTGCATTAAATGTATTAAAAAATGTAGGGGAGTCTTTTACACAAGGACACAAGCAAACACTGGACGTATCTACACGCTTTCTCCCTAGCAGTGGAAGACAACAATGGGCTATTATAGCAGGTGCTTGTTATGTGCACGAAGAGGAATATAAAGGTTATCAAGGAAACCATCATTGGAGAGGTGTAATAGTCAAACATAATGTATCAGAAGGTAGTTATAACCCAATGTTTGTAGACTTAGATTACTTATCGAAGAGGTATTCAAAATGTACATAGAAGAAGATGACAATCTAGATAAAATAATATTATCTTATCAATCTCCTTGGAATAATGCTTACACTGTGTTAGACTCTGATACAGATGATTGGCCTAGTTTATTAACTGAGTTTGCATTAGTATTAAATGAAGCTGGATTCAGTATCCCGATAGGAGAGTTAGAGATTAAACTTAATACTCTCTTACAAGAATATAGTGCTAGCGTAACTACACAAGCGGATGAAATGTATGACTTTTTCAAAGACTAAAGGTGTCATAGCAGTTGACATTGATCTCACAGTAGCAGCTTCCGATTTGGCACATTGGGACTGGTTGCAGTTGGTAACTTCTCAAGATAAAGTGTTCCCTTATAATACAGAGGGGTTAGAGTATAACTTAGGGGAATACTTCTCCTTACCTACCTCTTGCGATGCAATGGCTTATTGGAGATACGATGATATATATGATGAGAATACATCTAGAACTAGGTTTGATATAAACCCTGTAGGGGGTTCTCAAGAAGTGTTGGAGAACCTACATAACTTAGGATATGAAATAGTGTTCGTATCTCAAGTTAAAGGAGATCATCACAAGTCAAAGGTAGAATGGGTTAAACGTCACTTCCCTTTTATGAGTGGCTTCCTAGCAACTAAAGAGAAGCAGTATGTAATGTCTAAGATATTCATAGACGATAGGAATAAGCATTTAGCAGCTAACCTATCACCTTATAGGATTAAGTTTAAAACTCCTTATATCCAAGATGTAGATTTAGATGGTAATGAGTTATTCTTAGTAAGTGATGATTGGTATGAAATAGAGAAGAAGATTATGGAGATTACAAATGTCTAAGTTTAAAGGTAAAGTGGTTATATTAAATTCCCCCCCTAACTCAGGGAAGGATTCTATTGCAGAAGTATTGAATGATAGCTTAGATTGGGATTGGAATTGCTTTAAAGACCACTTGTATGACTGTACCGCCACATTGTTTAATACAGATAAGTGGGATTTAATAGAGTGGGCTACAGATAGAGTAACTAAAGAAGTTCCACTTGAAGAGTTATCTATACCATCAGATAAATATAAACTATTAGATAATATAGTTAAATCTAACAGAGCATTCACTTTAGAAGATGGTTATATACCACTGTCCCCTAGAGAAGCATTAATATATACATCTGAGGTGGTAATTAAGCCTACAATGGGAGAAGAATACTTTGGTAAGATAGCAGCAGAGAATATTGACTTAGATGAAGTTACAGTGTTCAGTGATGGCGGCTTTAATGAAGAGTTATTGCCCGTGATTGAGAGAGTAGGTGCTGAGAATGTATATGTAGTACAATGGAGTAGAGAGGGATGTTCATTTAAAGGGGATAGTAGAAATTACCTTAAAGTACCAGATAATGTTGCTAAACTGGTGACTACCAACAATGGTACTATTGATGAGATAGTTGATGAAATAATTAATTGGATAAGCGGAGAATAGAATATGCAGTATTTAGGATTAGTACTTATTGGTTTATGGGTGATGAGCGTAGCAGCTTGGATTACAAGTATGGGACTTATAACCCAATGTTTGTAGATTTAGATTATCTATCAAAGAGGTATTATACACGGTGTAGGTATTTGGTTTGGTGTTAGTTGGTAAAAGAGGCTCATACATACCACTACAAGCTCCATACGAGCATCCTCAGAGTGAAACAGCTTGAAAAGGTGTAACCCTACAGGGTGCTTAAAATATACAATTTAAAGGGCTTAGAATGGCTTATATTAACGATAAAGGATAAGTAGTACATGATCAAATCAACAATTATATGTGATTCTAAGTCAGACGCAGGACGTATCACTACATTTGAACTAGAATATCACAGGTTCTTCCACTCTGAGCTAATGACACACAGGGTGTTTAGCCGTAACGCTATGAGTAGTAGGGCTGTCCCTATCAATAAGATGATAGAGCAAGTGAGAGATAATCCAGCTATGCCAGTGAAGTGGGGATTGAATAAGGCAGGAATGCAATCAGAAGATAATCACTCAGATGATAGTATATGTATAGATGCTTGGAAGAGAGCAGCAAATGATGCAGCCCAGAGTGCAGAGAGATTAAGAGATTTAGGATTACATAAACAATTAGTTAATCGTGTATTAGAGCCATTCCAAATGATGAAGACTGTAGTTACTTCTACAGAGTGGGATAACTTCTTCGATTTACGTACACATAAAGATACACAACCAGAGTTCCAAGTGTTAGCTAAAATGATGCAAGAGCAGTATAATAGTAGTGAGCCTACTATGCTGAAAGAAGGGCAGTGGCATCTTCCTTATGTAGCCACTACATTTGATTACACTACTGGCGAGCAAGTATACTATACAGAAGGGGGTCACAGTGGGTTGCTCTCGTTGGAAGAAGCTCTAAAAGTAAGTGCTTCATGTTGCGCCCAAGTAAGTTATAGAGTTAATGATAATTCTATTGACAAAGCATTAATGATATATGATAAACTTATTAGTTCTACTCCCGCGCACGCCAGTCCATTTGAGCATCAGACTAGAGTATCCGGGGATGACGGTGGTTTAGAAGGTGTTACACATTTTGATATGAATGGAGAAGGTTGGAGCGGTAACTTTAAGAACTGGATACAATATAGGCAATTATTATAAGAGATTAATAAAGTCATTGACAAGCTCACACTAATTAAGTTATAATACATTTTTAAATTAATAGAGATAATACAATGAAATATATAAATACAGATAAAGAGATTGAAGTGGGAGATCAGGTGATGTATGAAGGGAAGGTTACAAATGTAGCTGGTATTGATCTTTATTGCAATGACGTTCCGACAATCAGATTAGAGAATAGGGATGCAGTGTTTTGGGACTATGAATATGCAAGACTAAACTATATGGGTACAACTCTAACACCACACATCCACAGGGATGTAATCATTGCTTATGCTAATGGGTTTGAGATTGAATATTTAGGGGATTGTTCAGGAGAATGGTTCTCTATAGAGCATCCAAACTTCTACCCTGAAGAAAAATACCGCATCAAACCAATAGTCACTAAATCACCAGCACAATTAGAGAAAGAAGCTATTAAAGAAGAGATGGATAAATTAAGTAAACGATTAGAGGAGTTAGATGTAGAATGAAAGATATGTTAGGGCAAGAAGTAGTAATAGGTGATACGGTGATATTTACTGACTATAAAGATGAGGATAATGATTACAATTTGACAGGAGGTATAGTAGTATTGGTACAAGAATACAGCATAGACGTAGAAGATATGTATGGTAACTATTACAATTTATGTAGTCCAAAGTTTGCATATTACACAACAATTAAAGATTTAACATTATAATACATCTGATATAATAAATATAAAAGGGTTTCCTTGTGAGGTTAGTAGTGAATAATACCGAAGAATTTAAAATGAATTTATTTAATCAGATAAGAGAAGATGGAGGAAAGACTAAAGAAGAGGCTGAGGAGTTAGTGACATATTTCACTATGAATGAAGCGAAGATCACTTCTTTCAAGAATACAATTAGAGTGTCTAGGTCTATTCCTTTACGCTATGTAGAAGATACATTACTGACTAAGAGTAAACCAGAGATAGACAAGTTGTTATTTAATCTAGGGTTTGATACAATTAATTCATCTTATGTAATAGATGTACATTGTTACACTTGGGAAGGTAAGACTGAATGTGGTAAGGTGCTACTAGGACAGGAGAGATTAGATCCTAAGTGGATGCAATCAGACAGGAAGAGTGATGATGCTTTTCATTATATGAATAGAGAGATTATGAGAGAGGTTTAGTTGGAATGGCTAGATATAAACTGGTAGCTAAGGGTACAGATTCTGAAGATGTATTGGAAGTAGGAGGCCAGAGAAAGAACACGAAAGCTGATATACAACAATGGATTGACGATAACGTTAGAGTATTGGGTTTAGATTGGCAGGTAGGTTACATGGTTAAGTTTCGAAAAGGTACTACAATATATGAGTGGTTGTGGATAAAAGACAACAAGAGGGTTAAAGTATAATATGTATTTAACTAATGTATTTGAAAGGAAATTCAAGATAGAGACTATTATTAAGTATTCTGGAGAAGTGTACGTAGTGAAGGAGGCTAAATTATTTGGTTGCTATCTACGTGTACATGCTAACCAAGTATCTTTAGTAGCTAAACGTAATGCCACTTGTTACAATGATATACAATCTATCATAACTGAGTTAAGTAATCTATTAGGTGACTCCTACTCTATCGTTGATAATTAATAATAAGCCCTAATATCCCAAGGAGGGGAGGAAGGACAAAAGGGCTTATAAACTTTTATATCTATTTGATAAGATCTATTTAATAGAATCTATTATATCTCTTTATAGAACAATACCATCCATGTACTTCCACTGTACAAGTCTTATCCACATTCATCGCAATAAAACCTCCCCCATTTAATGTCCCTAAGTTACCTATAAATATCCTATTAGTTTCCAATACAATATGAGTCTTAGCTGTTTTATAATCCATAGAGGTTAAGAATGGTATGACATAACTGTCATCTGCTAAATGTAGATTAATATTAACTTCTGTGTTTGGTGATGTTGTTATTAAAGATAGATCCATCCTAATAGTAATCTCATCCCCTAGTGCTAAATCACTAAAGTCAAATCTATTAGTAGTGGGATTCCATACATCTGGCACACCGCAAGGCTTAAAGTCTCTCATAGTATTAGCACCAAGAGTATCATTAGTTAATACTACATCACCTCCACCTCCTGTGACAGTTAAAGGTGTAATACTTGTAGCTGCATCTGAATAAGAGAAGTGACCATCTAAGTGATCTACTATATACTCATTACTCCCTACTATAATACCCATATCAGCACCTCTCTTCCACTGTGAGAGTAGAACCTAATGCACCTGTACATCTAGCCCACACCCTCAAACTATTCTTTGTAGCCACTCCTATAGCGTATGGGTAGTGTATATTACTGATTGTGTAATCTCCTAGATCATCTATACCAGGTTGACTTACACTCTCTTTTACAACTACACTAGCATACCCTTTGTTAAACATAGACAGAGGTACACCTACGTTTATAGCAGCTTCAGTGTTTATATCTACCCATGTATTACTTATTGGTATAGATGCCATTAATCTCTCCTATTATTAATTTTCTTTATAGAAGTATCCTTCTTAATCTTCCTTGCCCTTCCATTTAGCCATACCTTTAAACCCAATAGCAGGAGCAAGAAATGAATCAGCAATAAACTGTAATGCTCCATTTCCGACATGTTTACTTCTTCCTTCTCTATCGTAAAGGATGTATGCTGCAACCATGTAATATGCAATAATAACACTATTATATATCCACAACTCTCCTAAATAAGTAATAGGGGCTAACCCTATAGTCTCTTGCAAGTAATTATTAACATGTATATAATAATAATTGAACCAACTTTCTGAGCCTAGATAATTAATACCTAACTGAACTAATAGAATACCTAACACTTTATAAAGTAGTGAAATATGTTTCATACCTAATAGACATATCATACCTAATACTGAAGATAAGGAGTATATCAAGTAATCATAACCTTCAGGTATGCTTACCACTTCTAATATAAAGACAGATAACAATACAGTGGATAGGAATACTCCACACACAGCAAACCCTTGTTTAGTAGGGTGGGTAAATGTTATGAGGATACATACAATGATTAATAACGTCCATAATGTCATCATATTATTACTTCTTTATTTGAGGTTTATCTGAACTCTCACGAGGTACTGTCACTGGCCTAGCCATAATACTTTCCTTTGATATTTAATTAGTTAATGTTATAATGATTCTCAATCACTTGTTCTATTTCTCTATCTATTGCTGCGAAGTCAGACTTAACTATACATTCACAGTCAACAGGTATACAACCAGATGAGTATAAAATAGCATTACAACCTTTAGCTATAAGATTATCTACTATCTCTTCCCCATCTCTAGTAGTTAAGATTCTATCTACTAACACTATATCATAACATAGTAAGTCTTCTAAGTCAACACTTTCGTCTACATTAGAGAAAATAACATTGTCTTTAGCAAAGAGGTAAGCATTCAATACCATTCGGTGTATTTCATTATCTTCTATAAGAGCAATGTTAATCTTTCTTATCATCTTTAGCCTCTAATAACTCTTGCATTATCTTATTATAAGTGGCTAACTGTACTCTCTGAGATTCAATGATACCTATATACTTATGCTTCTCCACCTGACACTCATTAACTGACCGTTGTAGCTCTGTAACCTTATCAGTTAAGGCTTCTATCTTAGCCTCTAGTTTCACTTTATGTTCTTTATTCATAATAGTTAAACATATATTAGGGTTTTTAAATATGAACAGTATTAACCCTATGAAGAATAGTATAAAGAGTATACCTGTCAGTCCTACTTTATCGTACAATAATGGGATTCCATTAATTATATCTACTAGCCATCCCACTTAACACTCCTATGCTATAAGCTAATATAAGCCATTCTAAGGGCTTTAAATTGTGGATATTCACTACCCTGTAGGGTAGCACTACTTAACGCTAAAACGTTCTGAAACACCCCTTAATGAAGCTTCTCAGGGGTGTATTATAAGCTATCTAATCCTTCTTATTGTTATTACTAAATAGAGCCACGTTCTTCATAGAACTACCACGAGTAGTACCTACAAAGTAAGCTACAGAGCTAATCCAAGCTGTTAGATAAGAACCAAATATAGTGTCTATCACTCGTTGATTAGCTTCTGGTATTACATGGAACATAAGAGTAGCTGTAAAGGCAATTAAACCTACTGTCAATATGTACATTATATTAGCAGGGGTGTTACTATCTTTATGTGCTTCTCTGGCATTAGATATATCTTTAAGTTCAGATGTCTGTAACTCTACATCTAACTCCTTCATTCTAATCTTAAAGGCGTAATCAGCACTCTTGATCTTAAACACTTGTTCTGGTGTTGCAGACTCTACAAACTGCTCTAAAGCAACCTCATCTTTAATCTCTACACCTACAGCATCACTCACAGCTTTAATAGCCAGTGAAGGTAATGTAGCACCTCCTGATAAGACTGCACCTACGATGTGAGGAGCATACTCCTTTAATTTATCTGTCCAGCTCATTTATCCTTCTCCTTAAATTCATCTGGAAATTCATACTCCCCAGTTTTATATGTATGGTTAGGGTCAAATGTAAATAACCAATCTATAAGATTAGCCCAGAAGTAAATGTAAGAGTTCTTAACGCCTCCCCTACTCTCCTCTAATACTTTCAACCCTGTGACACCTGATATAGACTTATATGTAGTTCTATACACATAAGAACAAGCGGCTATATCTTCTCCATGAGCGCAAGAAAAGAAGTAATCACTAAGTTCATCCCACTCTCTGTGCAAAGATAATACTATTACATTCCTAGTAAAACCTAATACTTTTAATATGAAGAATACGGGGACTGATAGGATGAATAATAGTATATTTCTAAGCATTGTTAACTCCTATTACAGTGTAGCAATATACGTAGTAAAAATAACTTTTATCTCTGATCTATTATGAGACATAGCATCTGCAAAATCTTGTTTAGTCATAGTTATAGGGTTGTTATTAATATCAATCCAACCTTCAACATCTCCACTGCCCATATTATCATATGCTTCTTTCATCATTAAATAATCAGAAGCGTAATCTGGATGGCGTACTTGAACAACAACACTGTCAGAGGGACGTGTCCAAGCTATATTTGCTAGAGAAGTATTTCTAATATTTATAGGTAGATTAGAAGCCACTTCTTGTGCGGCTGCTTCACTTGCTATGTTTTCAGCTTTCACCGTGGCGTGTAAATCAATCAGATATTCATAAGCAGAAAAATCCGTTATTTCTTCGTTAAGGGTATTGTCTTTATATTCAATACTCCCTCCTTCTAATACTGAATCCCAATGAATAACCCAGATATTATCATCAATCAATAGATCAGCTACTATGGATTCTCCATCTATGACAATAGATTGTTCTTCATTTATAATAGTAATTTTCATTTATCTATACCTTTATAATGAAACATAATGTGTAAAATTCTGGCTCACTCGAAGCTGAACTCACAGACCCCGTAATACCGTGGGTATGCGAAGCACCGCCGCCTGTAGAAACAGTGTTATTATAGCCAACTGTGCCCTCACCTAAGCCTGAAATCAAACCATCTGTACTTCCAAGTTCATCAGCTCTGATAGCCACGGGGTGAGTGTGGCTAGGCATTTGCGCTGTGGTAAGTGTATGTGCTGCACCAGTAAAAGTATCAGCGTGTGTATGAGTAGCTGAGCCTCCTGTAGTTCCTGCAACACTAGAGCCTTTAATAAACTTGCCGATGAGATTAGGAGTACCATTCGTTCCATCACATAATAAGTAACCAGAGGGCACATTAGCCGCCAAACCAGACCACATAGATATGATGCCTGTTGGTTCATCTAACCTCTTCCAAGCTGCTGGAGTTCCGTTTGTTATAACTCTAGTAAATATTTGATCTGGAATAAGATCATGCAGTGTTTGACTTACAAAAGTGGACGTTCTTGCTATAGAAGTCAGCACTCCTACTTTTAAAGACCCTGAGGGAAACGTCCCCATAGAAGCTGCGGAAGTAGTAATAAAGCCAGTGCTGGTAATACTGTCAATATTTACAACAGAGTTGGGGGCTA